CAGCTCTTAAATATGACTTAATTGCTGCTTTGTGTTTTTTAGATAGTTTCATTAATTGCCTTTCAGTAGTGGGATGTCGAACTCTGCTTTGTTATTGTCTTGATCTTTTTTGAAACTAATATGTATATGGTGATCGTGTGGCGAATAGCCCTTATATTTACGCCAGCGCCAATTAAGCACCGGACTTGCAATTTTGCCTAAATGAATTACATAACTGATACGGCCTTGAGATTTCCCATATAATCTAATTTGATCTGCCAAGTATGCTGAAAGCCTTTTGTCGTCAGATAACCGAGCAGAAATGTCAAGCCCTCTAACGCATCCTGTTTTTGGGTCAGGGTTGTGGTCTGACTTGCTGGCTCGTTGCATATGTGCCACAGAAGCCAGCCATCCATCACTTTTACGATCCCTGTCTGGATAACACTCATTGACTTGATCTCTGAATGTTTCAGCAGCTTTAGATAACCAGGGCTTCATTAGCCAAGTAGCAATTTTGCTTCATCAGCAGTTAAACCAAGTTTTTCCAAAACTACTTGGCGTTGTGCTGCTTTTGCTTCGGCTTCAGCTTCTAATTGTGTCATTTCTGCTTTGAGTTTTTCTCTGGAATTTTTTTCGCCAGCAGTTTCATTACGCTCAGAAATTGTTTCTTCGCCTGTTTCTACATTAAACTCTTTTTCTGTTATTTTCATTATTACTCCTTATGCGCTTGTGTAAATAAAGACTGTCCCAGCATCAAAATTGCCAGTAGCAGAAAATATGCTTACGCTACTAATTGTGGATGCACTATTGTAATATCCACCAAGAGTATAAAAGATTTGTTGGCTAGAGCCCGAGTCTGTCGCACCACCAGCAGCATTAAATACTTTAACTCCACTTGAATTACAACCAGAAAATAAAGCATATCCTGAAACTGCCGAACCCGCATTTTGACCAACACGACCTAAGTAAATGCCATCATCAGCGCCAACTTGTGAAATAAAATTAGCTGCGGCATAAGTCGGTGCCCAGACAAATCTTTGTCCATAATTGTAATAATTTGATCCAGTATCAGTATTTAATCGCACTTTAATAATTGCCTCAGTGCTTGCTGATGATGCTGACTCAACAAGAACCATAATTTTATCTTTAGCAGATATACCTGAAACTGTAATTGTTTGGGCGCCAGTTAATGCTGTGCCACCTGAATTTAATAAAGTCCAATTTGAACCGCTACCAGCGGGCGCAGCCCAACTTGGCACTCCGCCTGCAACAGTTAAAACATCTCCAGTTGAACCAATTCCAAGTCTTGTGTTTGTGTTTGCAGTTGATGAACGATATTCAATATCGCCAAGAGTAGTTGATGGGTTTAAATTTTTAGTTGTTGTATCAACAGATGAACCAAGTGTGCGGATCGCTGCTGCACCATCTTTGACCAGCGCGGTATCGTCTGGGGTAGTCCATCCGTAATTAGTAGTAGTTGCCATTTTATCCTATTCCTATGAGATTATTGTAGCGTATTCCCAAGTCAAACTTGGGTCTATTGTGTTCCATGCCTCTGTGGCTGGGGTTGTATTCCAACGCATCGCTACTTGGCTAAATGCGACTGGAGAAACATTTATTGTGAGAAACAGTTCATTAAACCTAGTGCTCCATGACCAGCCCTCAACATAACCTTGAAATGCCCCACCTGAGATTTGAGCAGGCAGGTTTTGAATATCTACTGGCATTCCCATAAATACAGCTAATAGATCATCACGATCTGCGTTATCAATTTCAGGGTTAGTAATTGGAAATGTGATCGATTGGAATGCTGGTATTGGATAAGCTCTTTGGGCTATGTATCGATCGGCAATATCTTGAGCATCCGTAGACCCATGAACTCTAGAGTTAATCGTTTCCGCTTTGTATCCATATAGGGCAATTGAAGCTGCATCGGTAGCAGTAACCTGTGAATTGTAATTGTTGCCATAATTGATATAAATATCATTTCGAACATCTGCTGATCTCATAATCGTAGATAAGCCTGCGCCTAATGCATGGCGAGCATCTAATTCAACATAACCATTAACTAACAGATAATTCTGCCTATGGTCTGCATCTGCATAAAATATGTTTCCACTATTATCCTCACCAATTACACCAAACGCTGAATTGGCAATATCTGAAATAACATTGTAGATCGTGTCAGTAACATTTGATTGAGAACTCATGGTGTAAAGACCCGGTTGATCTATTTCGCCAAGTCCTAGATTGACTGCATTTGCCCATGTTTCGGTTGCATTGTAGGTTGCCCATGTTGAAGCTGCTGGCACATCATTCCAAGTTCCAAGTAATACACTTGAAAGAATGTCATAGATTTGGTTGCCATCTTCATCTTGAGAAATGTTGTCATTAAAGATTTCTAGCAAGTGAACCCATAGCCAAAAGCGTGTATTGAACAACTGTGGCTGCTGCACCTGTTTGTAAAACTCCAACTGTAACATCCGTTAAATCTCCACCAAATAATGAAACATAAGATCCGGTTGAGTCTTTAACTTGCAAATCAAAAGAGTCGTTAATGTCAAATGGAAGTGTTTGGTTATTTAATGCAACCAGCGTAACTTGCATATAAGAAGGAAGTGCCTGTTGGTAGATGTCTGATCGACCTGCTTGGTGTTGGACATCTGAAATGGTTATGTCAGTATAATCAACCCCACCGACAGTTAATTTCCAGTCAGGTGTAAATTGTGACATTAATTGACTCTATCTCGTAACGCAGTTACCGATCTTGCTGCTTGGCTATTAAGTTGATTTGCCACAGCTCTAGCAGTTCCTTCAGGATCTATTGCACCTGAAACATTTATGTTGTATACATTTCCGCCTGCTTGACCAAATGGTGTTGCTCCAAAAGCAACTGGAGTTGGAACTAACGCTCCTGCTTGTCGCTCTAATACAGCAAACTCGGCTGTTAATTTGTCAAATTGTTTTTTAGCTGCTGATCCACTAATTCCACCTGTAATAACTTGAAATTGTAAATCTGTAAAAGCATTGTTAACTCTAGTTAGGCGATCAACTAAATCTTTAGCATTTGTTGCACCTAAAACATCAATGCCACCGCCAGCACCACCGCCACCGCCTGCTCCGCCACCTACTCCACCGCCACCGCCAAATCCACCAGCTCCAGCACCCGCAACAGCACCACCTGCGCCACTTAATTGCCCAAATCCACCACCACTAAATCCAGCACCAGCTCCGATTTTACCGATTGGAGCAATATCTGTTCCACCTCTAACTTTATTTAATCCACTAATAACTAAATTAATTGCATCAATAATGAAATTTAATACTGGAGTAATTGCTCCTACTATCTTGCCAAAAGCATCAATGATTGCTGCTGCTGCCTTAGCACCAACATCAAGTAAGAATCCAAATACTGTTTGTAATATAGGAAAGACTTTATCTTTTAATAATACCCAAAACTCATTAAATGAATCTCTGTTTCTATTTATAGCATCTCTGATAATGTTAAAAGCATCTCTAAATTTATCAACTATTGGCGTGCCATAAACAAATATAAATTCAATCAATCTTTCAATAACTGGAAGTAAAGCAAATCCAATAGTTTCTTTGGCTTCCTCAAATCCTACTTTTAAGCGATCGATACGACCTTGAAATGTTTCGGCATTACGGCTTGCAGCCCCACCATAAAGGTTTGAAAGGATTTCAGTTTCTTCTCTAAATGATAATTGCTTGGCTTGGGCTGATGTAATACCTATACCAAGTCTTGCCAATTGTGTATCTTGGCCACCATACGCTTTAGATAGAGCTTCGGTAACAGCTCCTAAATCCTTGCCAGTTCCCTTTGAAATATCAATTGCTAGATTTAATAATTGTTGAGATTTAGTTACGCTTCCAGTTGCAACCGATAATCTTTGGAATGCTGGCCTTAAAGCATCATCAGCAATTCCTACTGCCAATGAAGTCTGGCTTATGTAATCCTCAGTAGCCTTAATTTGGGCATCTGTAGCCCCTGTGGCGGTGCGTAATGCGCTTGCTAACCTTAACTGTGCCTGCTCATCCTCTATGGCAGCCTTAACCCCATCAACGGCTAATTTGGTGGCATAGGCAGCAGCGGCAGCAGCAGCTATTGCAAAAGCAGCAGCAGCCTTCTTTCCAAAGTCGCTTACTTTGTCAGAAAATCCTTTTACTTCAGTTTCGCCAGTTTTAAGACTTTTCTTTAACTCATCGACATCGGCAAGGATCGAGAGTTTGAGTGTGCGATTACCGGTTGCCATTATCCCCACTCCTTAAGAATGCGACCAAATGCTGATTCCCATTTGTTGATTAATTCAGGCTGAATTCTGCGAAGGGTTGGATATATGAACCATCCGCGAGATCCACGACCTTGCCTTCCAGAATATGTAGGGAACTGTTTGAATTTATTTGAACCAAACTCAAGGCCACCCCATAAGGTTTGCGTAGTAGCACCACCTGAAAATTTCTGACTTGCAAATCCGTATCTGAATTCACCGATCTTAGATGACTTTGAGATCCTGACGCCATCTGCGACTCTAACAACTGCCTTACCCGATTTTGTTCTTGTTGCAGCTGTTTGTTTAATTTCTTGTGACGCATAAGTTGCCAAAGCAGCAGATTGAGTTCTTGCTTCCTCTGTTGCTTGGTCATCCATCGCTTTGAAAGCCTTAAGAATATCGCGCAAGTCAGAACGATTGTAAGCAATTGTTTCACTTGCCATTCCTCTGCTCCAATATCTCTAAAGCTGTCATTATGTCGTCTGCATCAACCCATTCACTCATTGGAATCTGTGTGGCAATTGCCAACTGAACCAATAATCTGTTTAGGCTTCCTGCGGGGTGGCTTTTGGGTTTGCATCACCAACAATTACATCTGTAACTGTTTCACACCATGCTTCGTAAGGTTTGACTGCTTTACCAGCAGCTTCTCTTTTATGTGCATGATATGCCAGAAACATTAAATCAGAAATGCCCATTTTTTCTTGAGCTTGACCAATTGTATTGCCACTGGATTTTTCCCATTTTTGCCATTCAGGGGGTTGGGCAATATAAGTTGCTTGCTCCCCTGAACTATATTCAATTGTGATTGGTAGTTTCATTAGTTGCTCCCGTTTCTATTTATTAACTAAATGATTCTGCTGGCACTCCAATAACTTGGAATGTTAAAGATACAGTCTGTGCATCATTTCCTGCACCACCGGCTGATGGCCATGATGGTAGCACCTGGAAAGTAAATACTGCGCCTGATGCAGCTGTGAATACTGTGCTGATTCCTGTGTTTGGTGCTGACTCTGTTACGCCCCATAGAATCTCACATAGAGATCCTGCTGCGCCCCAGTCTGCCA